TGAACACATTGAATTTTGTTCCAACACGTGTTGATTTTTGTTGAACACTTGTTGAACACTTGTTAAAATTTGTTCATTATCCATTCTTAATTCATTATCTAGAGCAACGAATGTATATTTTTTTAGTGGCAATTTATAGTCATCTGCTGCGGCTAATTTTTCAATCAATATCCACCACCAAGCATATGAAATCATTCCTAATTCTGAAATCATAGCAGCGATTTTAGGATCATTGCTTGCATTGATATCATGACTAAAGTAGTACGATTGATTTTTCGCCATTTCTATCACTCTTCATTGTCGTTAAATAAATTATCCTGGGCTCGACGTCCCATAATAAACCTTACGCATTCATCGATTAAATCTTGAACTGAGATAGCAAATGTTGAGTCTGTATATTCAACATCTAGCCATCCCGTTTTAAATTTAAATTCATTAGGAGTATTCATATCAGATACTACGCCTTCAACACAAACCTGATTAACAAGACCTTCGATTTCACCATACTTAAACTTAAAAGCACTTACAATAAATGGAATATTAAATTCATCAAAGAATTCAAAGTTCTTTTTTACAATCTGTTGTAGATGTCCAAATGCTTTTAATAATTCTGGGCGGGGATCATCTTTGGATTTAAGCGTAAAAATATCTGTAAGACCTGTAGCAGACGGTTTTTGATAGGCAATACTAATATTGTTGTCATTAATTTGGATTGATTTAATAATCATAAGGGGCTCCTTTCCTGTTCTACGATTACTAACTTGCCAGTAGCAGCTTGAACAGCTTGTTTAAATGTTTCTGAATCTGAGTTGCTATCAGATAAATGTAGTAGTCGTATATCTTGACACTTGGTTAGGTCCATAGATTTGAGAAATTTAATTACATTTTCTAGTGAAAAATGAGATTGGATTAACCGTTCCATTCGTTTTTCATCTAAATAACCAGCTTCTACTTGTTGATTTAGGATTTCGTAAGAATGGTTACATTCAACCATAATGTGGTTAACATCCTTAAAGGTGTACCTGCAGTAATAGGTATCCGTGATATAGAGTAGTTTTTCCTCTCCATCGGAAATTAAAAATCCAACATTAGGAACGTCATGTTCTAATTCAAAAGGCAAAATACTGAAATTACCTATTGTAAATTGAACCTTAGGCGTAATATAGATGACTTTGTGATGCCCCGTAACATATAAAGCATCTGCAGTGTCTTTTAACATGTACACCCGGTGACCTAGCTTTAACAGATCATTTACGGCCTTGCTATGGTCGCCGTGTTGATGTGTAAGCAACGTTCCGCATAGGTGTAGGAAATTAAAGCGACAATAACGTTGAATCTCTTTAAATGATAACCCTGCATCCAGCAGTAGCTCATCATCATTTGTTGAGGTTTTGATTCGGTAGCAGTTCCCTTTTGAGCTACTACCGAATGCTTGAATACTAATCACGATTAATCACCAAACATATTGACTACTTCGCCAGTTTCAGGATTAACAAATTCACTGGCAGGACCAGCGTCGATGTCAATGGCTTCAGAATTTGCATTATTAGCGATTGTTTCTGCCACATCTGATTGAACATCGATCGTTTCACCTTCGAAATCAGGGGTGAGTTCGCCATTATTATCACGAATGACGGCGCCATCTACAGAAATTGCATTAGCCATGCTCTGCATTTCGACTGATAGAATGCCATATTTACTTAATAAACGTTTGAGCACTGTTTTGATGGCCATTGCGTCAAAGTCAGTTTTCCAAAGACCAAAACCCCTTTTGTATGTTTGGGAATACTTTATTGCGTGTGCTTCAGCATCTTCTTTAGACATATATAAATACTTTTCAAAGCCATTAATGAGTTTGAAATAAGCGATGTAGCCAACTACATTATCACCAGTTCGCTCGCCTAATTCGAATTCGCCTGTAAGCTTGTTATGGTGTTTAATTTCACCTTCGTAGATTTCACTAGCATTAATAGTCTTATATTGACCTGTGCGCATGGCCAACTGGATATACCCTTTGTACCCCATTTGAAATTGAGCTTCATTGATTTTCTTTTTACTGTTGTAGAAAGGGACAATATAGGCAAACCCCAAGTTTTGATTAATTGGAAGATCCAAAGTGGCTGCCATCACGCCTGCAGTAATAACTGTAGTAGGGTCTGCTTTCGATAAAAGTTCATTATTATTAGATACAGAAATCAAGCTAGACACAAAGGCCGCTGATTTTTTACCCAAGATTTCATTAAAGCGTTTCTTTACCGACTCACTAGACACCATAGTTTTAAGCGATGGTGTTTGAGTTTGTGCTTTTGTTACTTCGCCCATTATGTACCTCCTATGCCACGTTTTCGCATACAGCGTGGATATCTAAATTAGATAAAATATTATGAATTTCTAAACGGCCCTTTTGAGTCCATTTAGTTGTGATTTTAGAGTCTAAGCGACCATCGCTTCTACAGAATGTAAAAGTCTCGGATTTAGTAAACCCTTTAGACATGTGCTGCTTGTAGAGAATCCATTGATCACCAACCTTACGTTGTAAACCAGCTTCATGTAAGATTTTATTTAATTCTTGAGCACTCATGCCATAGTCAGCAGCAATTTGTGTGATGGTCAAGCAGGATTTGCTTGAGAGAATTTTATCGACGTAATCCTTAACCGGCTTAAATTCAGCTATCTGCTGCTCTTGCTGAGCGACAATAGCTTTTGTTGCATTATGTGATTCTACCTCGTTCGCGTAAGCTCTTAGAGCTTCAGGCAACGACTTTGGAACCGCAAGGGAATATGACCCTGTTTTACGGATGCTAGGAATTACATCATGAGTGACCCATCGTTTAAATGCTTTTAATTTATTAACACGTTCCTGGATATATTCATCACTAACACCTCTAGCTTTTGCTGGTTGTAGCGAAAATAGCAATTGGTATAGTCCACTTTCATTAACTATGGCTACCTCTTGTATTCCACCAGGGGTATTCATTTGCGTATACCCCTTTTCATCTGCATCTAAATCCTGCATAATACGATTTCTGTTTGTCGCGCCAAATACATCGCATACATCTTTTGCAACAAACCAAGGATTTCCATTTTGTTCGATAGCACGAACTTGGCCAAATGTATCATTTTTAAAAATCTGTAAATCAGTCATACCTATACCTCCTTAACGACCAGTTGAGGTTCTGATTCATCAACGATCAACTTAATCGTTTGACTATTAACTGGAACGAATTCAGTTACTGCTTCGGCATTATCGATGAACACCGGAGCGTTTACTTTAAAATAACTAGTCAATGCGTTAATAATGTCAAGGCCAACATTAATACGTGCTGCGTTATTCATACTGCGGTATGGCACCCCTTTATAGGTGGTTTCACAGCATTCTTCAACATTGCCGTTTAACATGACGTTAAACATTTTAAAACGAGCTAGTTTAAACCTTGCATTAATGCTTTCTTCTAACATGTTAACTTTGGCTTTTACGAACTCATCCATAAGATATGATGCCTCATCGAGTTTCATTTTTTCTTCGGATAATTCAGCCTGTTTTGCCTCGAGTTCTGACACCCGGAGTTCAATGCGCTTAATTTCATCAAACTTATTGAACTCTTGTTCTAACTTCATACGTTCGGTTTTGTTGGCTGATATTTTGATCTCGAGTTCAGCAATTTCTTCCGAGTGATCCGAGTTATCTTCGTCAATCGCCATTTGCAGCATAAACTCCTCAGCTTTTAAGCTTGCATACTCGGAATCATCATCAAGGACTGGTACAGTTAGCTTCTCAAGCTCTTCAGCTATAGTTCCCCTTAAGAGTTCTTTTGCTTTAATAAGCGCCTCTAACGTTTCAATAGGCTCTAAATTAGCATCACGCTTTTTGATGCCTTCAATATCCTGCTCCTTCAGAGCAATAGAGCGTTCAATCTCTTCTAATTGCTTAGACTTTTTGAGATTATAATTCGCTTCTGCCTTAGCGTAAGCATCTTGAATTTGCTCTGCAGGAAGTTTTTGACCGCAGGTTGGACAATGATCGTCAATATCAGCAACAAATGTTTCTGCATTAATCTGACTTCGTTGAATGGTTAATTCTCTAATTAGACCTTGAATAAGTTTAATGGTCGCTGCTGAGTCATCTATACGTCGCTTTGTATCCTCGAGTTTAGTCGTCAGTCTATTAATTTCAGCTATAACAGCACCATATTCATTAGACTTCAATGCAACTTGTTTCTTATGCTCCATCTGCAGTTCTGTTTCACGAGCCATAATCTTACGTTGTACATTTTTTAATTCAGCACGTTTATCAACGAGAGAGTGACCATTCTGCAATAAGGCTTTGTCATTTTCGAATTTTTCGATATCTGCATTTAAGATATCGATGTTAAGTCGCAGCACTTCCGGATTAGCAGTCACTTCAGGCTTACCTCGTAAGGCTTCATCTATACGAACTGGCAACATATCCAATTCTTTATTGATAGTGGCCTTTTTAGACGCAACCACTTTTCGATGATCGTCAACACTATGGCCAGATAAGATATCTGTTAAAATTTTTAATTCATCATGGCTTGCGATAACATCTTCATCGGATATATCACCGCACATTTCCAAAAGTAACTTACGACGATTTTGCCAGGAGTACGTTTCATTAAAATACAATGGATTTGTAATCAACTTGAATATGCTTTCATCGACAAGAGAGCTAACCATTTCTTTGTATTCTTTTTCTTTTTTAGGAACACCATCGACAAAATAATCTGTCGTATGACCTGTGAGGGTAACTTCACCACCACGAGGGGATGAGTACTTTTCACGATAGACGCGTTTTAGTTCAACAGTTCCACCTTCATCCAATGTAAAGGTGCCTGTTACTTCGTGATTGACTTTATGGATAGGTTCTCCACCATCTAATGTCTTAATTTCGAAATCAGCTCTATCTAGGCTATCTTTGCCGAATAGCAACCAGCAAACTGAATCGAATACGGTGGTTTTCCCAGTGGCATTATCACCACGGATTACGACATCGCCATTAATATTTATGGCAAAGGACTTTATTCCTTTAAAATTTAGTAATTCTAATTTTGTGAGTTTCATATCATTCTCCTATACAACAGTGGCATCCACATCGATGGTGTGAGGTTCAATTTTTAATTGATTAGCCCATTGCATAACTGTCGAGTGAATTTTATTATTTTGTTTTAGCTGCGTATTCGCAAATAACTTCGCTTGCACTAAATGGTTGAATTTTGGTTGTCCTTTTCTTATCTTTTTCCCTGTGGCTAGTTCTAAGCAGGCCACAGGATTCATGTCATCATCAGTGACAACTACAATCGCCGTCTGTCCTTGCATGACACGACCACGATAAGAGCCCACACAATTTTTTAATTGTTTTCCAACCGTCATCAAATCAGCTGCAGTCTTAGGAACCATGAAGTGCATTCCGTTCACATCAGCCTGTAATTGAGGTTGAGCAGGCAATATTACATCTCCGTACTCTTGCTTGTTAAACAAATTGATAAGTTCATCGTGGAACTGTTTTAGCTTGAATCGCTTTTCCCATAAAACATCCTGGTATTTTGGTCCTAGTTTTACGTACATATCAACGCAATCTGCTATATCACGGATATCCTCACCAAGTAACCACCGCAATATAGCAGGTTCATCGAAGCGTTCGATTAGTTTTTGCCACATATCCCTAGAATGAGGTGTATTTAGCTTCATAGCCTTACGAAAATCGTTAGCGTTATGAAGCTTACCAGTATATGGGCAAGCACTTTCATAGCTGCGTTGTAGTGTAAGAATAGTACGTCTGCAGTTTTCGTCGCTGAAAAGATTGAGGATATCAGACATATATACGCTTAACGGATCATCAACCATACATTTTCGTAATGCCCTGCTATTAGGTGATTTATACGACTGTCTAAGCGCCGCTTGAAAGTTCATCCCCTTTCTTGTAGCTGTTAACACATCCTCTTCGAAGGGGATGTGTGTGTATCGATATAAGCTATAAGCATTGGTCCAATATACATACTGTCTCATTAGACTCACAATGCCAGGCATATCTGGCGCCGATAATTTCAAAATCATGTTAAGTAACATTGTGAAATGATAGCCGTTTTCTTCAGTGGCGCTAGGTGACACATATATATCCTTAGCCCCATAGCCATATGTTTCTTTCAATCGTTTTTCAAACATAACTCTTAAAGCTTTAAATGTTTTATTTAAAAACTTTCGATTAAAGTCTGTCATGGCATATGAATCACCAAAGAATTTAAGCACAGGCATAATCTCGTTCTCACGAATATAATCAACAGTGAGTTCGTGGCGAACTCTAAATCTATCAATGTATGTAGCTTTACGTTTTTTAAAGTCGAATCGCAATGTTTCCGTGCACATTCCGTGGTCATTTTTTCTACCATCAAAGAAAAGCTGTATACCTTGGTATCTAATCTTTAAATCTAAAAAATATTTATAGTTGATAACTTCTACATAGGCTGTCACAGGATATACTTTCTCATCATTAATGGAATAGCAAATCTTATGATCGTAGGGATTGGATGATAGATGGCAGTTTGGACAAGTATAATATTTAGCACCAGTTACATATCCATTGTGATAGGAATACTTACGCTGCCAGCTACCGCCAAATGTAAATCCACAATCGAGATGGCAAATAGTTGTATACTCCACACCGTAAGGAGCCTCTAGGATTACGCTATCGAACATTTTGTGAATATAGGTGCTGGATACAATCTCCACAGTGAATTCCCCCTTTAATCACCAAACATAGCAAAGAGGTCAGCGTTTTCTTCTGCACTAGTCTCAACCATTGGCGGTGTTTCATCTGTAGCTTTCTCATTAACTGGTGCAGAATCTTTACTTGTTTTGGTTTTACGAGTGCGCTTTGGCTTTTCTTCCTTTGCCACATCTTCCGCTTTTTCTTTAGAAGCAGCTGCCTTAGGAGGCTCTACCACATCAAAGGCTTTTACAATTGCATTAGATGCTTTCATGACACCTTCTGTATACGCTATACCTGCTTGGTATTCTTCAGCATTACCAGGGTCCACTTCAATGGCCTTAAGTAATACGTCTAATGACTTTTTACATATATCAGCTTGCGCTTTGAATTGTTGCTTAGCCATATTTAAGCCTCCTTCTCTGCCATGATGGATTTTAAATCGGTGATAAGGTCATCCGTTAAAGAGTCGCTAGACGGACGAGTAACACCGTGCTTGCTAAAAACAGCAATCGCCTTTTTAGCCTTTACACCATCCTCACCCATCCATGCACGGAATTCTTTATAAAAGGCTTTTTTATCTACAGGTTCAGTGACAACGTCTAATTCTGTATCTTGTTGAGGAGTTTCTACCGGAGCAGCCTCTTCAGTTTTTGTTGCTTTAGCAGGTTCAGTGTCTGCTACTGGTTTAACCTTATCTTCTTTTTTTAGTTTTATTGGATTGCCTTCGAAGTCTGTCACATGAAAGTCTTGTGTTTGTTCTGATTTAGCGACTTTATTTGGTGCTTTTTCTTCTTTCACTTCAGCTTTTTCAACCTTCACCACTTTAGGCTCGACCTTAGATGTTACAGCCTCTACATCAATAGTTTCACAAACTGTTCCCGCAGGAGCTTTACCATCATGGCAATTACCGCAGCATTGATGATTAAGTCGTTCATTCCAATCTGCAACTTGTACTGCTAGATCGTCTAATGTATTGAATTTAATAGTTAAGATATTTTGATTTTCCATGATAGTTTCTCCTTTAGAATTTAAACAGTAATTCATCATCAACTAATTTCCCTTCCACAATTTTGGGAATTCCAATCTCCTGGAGTTTACGAATTACACTGTGACTTTTAGATATATAAATAGTATTTCTTTCAATTTGTACTGCTGTTGGTTTAATTACATATGGCTCTGTTGCAAGCGCAGGCGCCACACAAATGACTTTATTGTTAATATCTATACCAACTTTGAAATATTCCGGGCCTTTTAATTTCCTGTAAGCCGGCATTGAAAGTTTGATATAGCTATTTGTAGTAACTATAGCTACCTTTTGTAATGGTTCGTGTTTGCCCCTGTTATCTGCAAAGAAATTAAAATCAAATGCATTTGCAGCAGGTTTAGATTTTATTGCTTTTATTTCAGGCATTTTATCTCCTTATCTGGTATAATTTATATAGGATATTTTTATCTTTGCTCGTTACTCATTGCCGTGAGTGCGAGCATTTTTACTTTTACGGCGAACATGTTCATCGTGGCAATGTTTGCATACTCTAATTGCCTTACGATTAGTCTCGTCATAAATGTAGTTATGAGTGTGTGGAATTAACCTAACTCCACATTTCGTACATGTTCGAACCGGACGTCTCATCGTATTAGTACCCAAACCAGACCGCCATAAAACATAATGCAAACGGCCATCACAACAAGAATAAATAACACACCAATCACATCAATATCGTCCATAATGCTCATCCTCCTTAAATGATTTATAAAGAATAGCTACTGCTGATACAACGCATAAAAGCAACAGTAGCATAGTCGATGAGTGCAACTCGTACCCTTGCACATCTGAGCCTTCTAAAATTCCAAAACATGTGGCCAACATGATGCCTGCTAATTTTTTCATTTTTTCACTCTCCTATTCTTGCTTGGCATCGTTTCCCTAGCCATGCATTAAACGAATCTAAATGGATCAATCGTTTACCTCCTCGGGCCCCTATCTTCATCGACGGAAAATCAAAGTCAGCCGCCCATTGACGAATCACATCTTGAGGAACGCTTGCTAGTTCAGCAGCCTCAGCGACTGTTATGCATAATTTATTCCTGTCCACAATAATCCTCCTTTATATCTTCTTTATAGATGTTCATAAAATTTTCATGAATATTTTGCGTATTCTTAAATAATTGTTTGTATAATCACCTTGAAAGGAGGTGATTATAATGAAATTCAAAATGCCGGTTGCCCCATTTAAAAATATGTCTGAATTATTTACTGTAATACGAAATAATAAAGTAATCGCTGACAAAGTGTATGGATTTTTCTGTTCTAGTAAATATCCAAACTCCATTCAAACATTAGAATTTTCAGATATAATAGAAGGCGATATCTTGGTTCATAACAAAAAGAACTACCATGTTATAGATGTAAAACCTTTGGGAATGACTGATGGCGCCATTTTAAATTATGAAACAGACTATCAGCGTGCTCATAAACGCTCTAATGCAACCAATATATTTAACATTGGCACTATAAATGGAAATTCTATAATTGGTTCACAAGAAAATATTTCAATTTCTATAGATCAATCCATAAATTCAATTTCAAATCTAATTGACAATGACAAAAATATATCTATGGAAGAAAAAGAAGCGTTTAGAAAAATGCTCCATTTGCTAGAAACAAACTTAAGTAATGATATCCCCGTGCAAAAAGGTCTATTATCAAAATTTTCTAATGTACTCCACAAGCATCAACATATTGCTATCGCAGTTATGCAGATGCTATTTGCTTTTGTCACTGCTCAGAGCAAATAATTCATCTATATCTTTTGCACATTTATTTTGAATTGATAAGGCTAATTGATAAATTAATGATGCGTCTTTCCAAACAGATAATTTATTATTTTGTGATTCTTCTAGATTAGTTAGTACATCAGATAACACAATTATTTTGTCAGATAACTCCATGATTATTTGTGGATCATCCACTTGTTTTTGCAACTCCGTCAATAGTTCCAGCTGTTGGCGGAGTATTTTAATATGTTTTTCCTCTTTCATTTAATGCCCCTCGCTACTGCCACTAACTTTGTTGGTGGCTTTTACTTTTTTAACGTTGCTTTTGTAATGAGTTTTACTATTTTCATATTCCTTCCTTTTCTTTATTTTTACGGTAAAACCGTAAGTGGCTATAAAAAAATAATATCATCATAAGCGACATTGAATACCTGTTCTATCTTAGATATGTTTGGTACATCTGGATAAGATCGCTTACGCTCCCAATTCCCCCAAGTCTCAGTTGATACGCCAATTTCTTTTGCGGCTTGAGCTTGCGTCCAAGACTTGGATGCGCGGAGCATTCTAAGTGTATATTTCATAAACTACCTCCTTTCTTATTAACATAACTTATTATCATGATTAGAGTATACTACGGTTTTACCGTAATGTCTATTAAATTTCCGTAAAATATCGTAAATTTTTAGTTTAAATATTGAATTTATTACGGAAATATCGTATTATATTATTAATTATTATGAATTTATTATAGAGAGGAAATTTGAGATGAGTGATTTAGGCAATAAGGAGATTATGGCCCAAAATCTCCAAAGGCTAATGGATAGTCGCGGAATAGACCGAAATAGACTATGTGCTGATTTAGGGTTTAAATACACTACGTTAACAGATTGGTTGAAAGGCAATACATATCCAAGAATAGATAAAATTGAAATGATGGCGAACTATTTTCACGTGTCAAAATCGGAATTAGTAGAAAAGCAAGATAAAACTGAAGAGGAATATTACTTAGATAAAGAAGCTGCTGAATTCGCCGAATACTTGCGTACACGCCCAGAGGCTCGTTTATTATTCTCCGCATCACGTGGAATTTCAAAGGAGGATATGCAAAAAGCTGTGGAATATATTGAATTTTTAAAATCTAAATATAAATAATTGTCCGCTATATCAAAATTAATATAAAAGAAAGGAGTTTGACAAAGAGTTCTTGCAATGGTATATTGTGTACATGGTATCTGGGGAGGCTTTGCAAAAAGCTGCAACCTGAAAAAGGTCATGTACACTTATGTGTGCATGGCCTTTTTATTATTATGAAATCATTTAAAACTTATGATGAACAAATAGATATATTATCCAATTCTGGTTTATTACCTAAATATACTAATAAATCACCTTCCCCTGATATAAAAGGTCCAGCTGTAATTCATATTCACAATCCATTTAAACATCCAACCTCTGATCGTGATATTAGAATGACCATACTCAAAAATTCTAAATCGTATGTGAAAGATTTGCTACAAACATATGGATATTACAATATTATCAACCAATATAATAAGCCTTTTCTAACTAATGATGAATATATTGATGATATCGATTTCTTTAAACTATTCAGTATCCAACAAGTTGATGCTAGAATTAAAAACCTTATATTTTATCCTATTTTACAAATCGAGCAACGATTAAAAACTTGTATATCTTATGAGTTTGCAAAAGCTTACGGACCATTTGATGGTGATAGCATTGATTGTCACTACATAGAACCATATTTAAATGAATCAAATTACACACAAAATCTAAAGACAAAGAAAAATGAATTAAAGCATGAGTTATTAATAAAACGATTAAAAAAGATATACAAGGATACTACATTTAAGCCGTTTACTCACTATCGAACAAAACATGGACATATCCCTATATGGATTTTTATTAATAATCTTTCATTTGGTGAAATGCTACACTTCTATGAAGTTCTTAAAATTCAGGATAATATTTCATCATTTTTCCATATGACTCCAAGCCAACTTCGTACAAGTATATTATTTTTAAATCAAGTTCGTAATGACTGTGCCCACTTTTCAAGTTTTATCAACCATGATTACCCAAAGTTAAAAGAAAGCTTGCCATTACTTGTCGACTTTACCACTACTTTTCAACTTGAATATCAAGATAACATTACCAATATTTTTAAATTACTCATTGTTTTTAAATATTTATTACCGAACAATGCATTTATTAATTTCACACAAGCTATTGATAAGGATGTATTTAGTATGATTTATAAGGAATACATACCAGTAATTAGCGAGTTTATGCAAGACGTACTTATGGCCCCTTCGTCAAAAGCTTACAAAGAAAAACTAGATTTTTTGCGGGCTCAACAGATCTAAACATAAATAGTCGACACAAGGGAGGGTGTTGTAATTGGTAATTAATATAATTTATTGCAATTTACCACATACTAATGCGGTATCGGAGGAATGTGAAGATGTGGATACCCATAATATCTACATAAATAAAAATCTCCCCCATGATCGCATGAGGGAGGAAATCAAACATGAATTAATGCATATTATTAACGATGACTTCTATTTAGACGAACACGTTAATCTAGTAGAACAAATGGTCCGTCGAACATGTATTAACGATGCCGAATTGGAGAATATAGATTTCTACCACCATTACGTATCAGTATTATAAGGGATTATATAAAAGGGAGATTTCAAAATGAATAAAACAGTTACATTCGCTGACTTAACTGACTTTTTAAAATCGGAAGGAATAGAGCCTACCATAGTACCTAACCGAAATTACTGGTTTCTCCGAACACACGGAGGAGATTATTATAAAGAGTTCTTTTTAAAAGGGTTTGTAGCTATCGGATGGAACGATGTCCCATGTGTTGAAGAACTATATAGAACGGATGAAATTGTAGGCCCATTTAAAGAAAAATATGGTGCAAATACAACCAGAGTGTTTAACCAAGTTTATCGTTTTTGCAGAGAAATGCAAAAGGGTGATATTGTAATTATCCCTTCTACTGGATCAGCAGAATTCGCATTCGGATTGTTAGAAGATGATATACATTATGAAGCTGATGACATCGATAACGCATTACAAGAAGAGTCTTGTCCGTATTTAAAGCGACGAAAAGTAAAATGGATTACTTCTACAAAACGATATTTAATAGACCCTAAACTTTATTTATTTTTTAGAAATCAACAAGCATTGTCCAATGCCAATGATTATAGACCGTTTATTGAGCGTGCGATTAACCCTTTCTATATCATGGATGGCGTGGCTTACTTTAATATAGCCGTCAGACGGCAAGCCGATGTTCCTAGTTTACATATTCCTTTATATATGACAGGGATATTGGAACGTGCGGTTGAATTAAATAATGCAATTAATAATGAAGATGAGGCAGTAACTGCGGCAGCGAGAAAAATCAACTCTCGAGTAAACGTTCAGTGTCCAGGGGTTATAGAATATTTTGGGCCCGTAATATTGGTAACTGCCATTGCTGTAGTAGGAGTTCTTATAGTCGGCGGAAGACTTAAAATATCTAAGGATCCAATCGGTAAAATAGATGCGGAGTTATCAACCGATGGATTGCTAGAAAAGATTATCGCATTCTTACAGTTATATTACGAAAACAAGAAAAAGAGTGCCGCGATATCTGACGACACTCTTGAAGAGGTAAGTAACGATTTAGATATAAAAATTCCTAGAAAGAGGAGTTAATTTTAACATATCCATGCTTTAAAAGAAAAAACACTATTAATATACTTATAAGCCATCTTCCTATTTCAGTAAATGTGTTTAATGGCACCGAGAAAAGATACAGAGGAATTGTTACAATTAAGCATATTAATCCCACCAAAGATATAAAAACAAATATATCTGACAGAATTAATCTTAATACATTCATATTTACGCCTCCAAATCTTACGACTTAACACCCTTAAACTCATTATAAAACTATTTTTAAGATATATGCAATAGATATAGCATATGCAATTAATTCTATATTAAAAATACTTGTAATCATGCAGGTTACCTTGAATTTGTTGACGTTAACAAATTCGAACGAGAACGCATTATCACTATCTTTACCGGTATATGTTAAAAAATTCTTTGCTATAAAAAAGCCCCTACCCTACTACGAGGCAAGAGACTTTGTGATAAAGAAAAAGTCCCTCACCTATAAGTGAGGGACTATGTAGGGGGAAAGATATAATTTCCTTTACTTCTTTTCTGAGAGACGAACATTCCGTTCACGATTATGTCTCTACGCATTTATTATGTTTACAAGTCGAGTATACCAAATACTTGTCATCCGTGTCAACGGGAATAGGAGGAATCAAGATTGCGAACAACTAGAAAAGGCATACCAATTATAAAATTACCTCGAACTTTATCTTTTAAAAATAATAATATTGTTGACTTCAATGCCTACCTATCCATCTTTGATTGGAATTTCGAAGGGCCTTCTATAATCATCGACGGCCGTGCGTGTATCAGTGCCAATTACCAAGCGCTCTCCCTACTCATTCAGTATCTATGGTTTTTAAAAAGCAAAGGAACCTATATATACTTTAACATTGATGAAAATACGGCATTACGAAAAATGTGGCAGCGTATCGGTGGAAGTGGTTGCTATAAAGTATTAGAAGATAGTAATGAGAACTTCAACACCGTTTACGACAAACCTATGTTTGCCATTAGAAATCAAACAACTGACGTATCTTCGGCTATTGGCAAAATACTACAATATACTTCTCAAATCGATATGGATCTCATATCCGGGCACGAAGATACTTTACGGTATATTGTTTCCGAGTTACTATACAATACTTTAGAACACGGCTATAATCCCCAAATCCCTTCTTTACTACAATTTAACTGGTACCGTGATAAAAACCAATTATCGTTTATCGTAGCGGATTTAGGCGTGGGTATTAAACGTCACTTAGAACAAACATACCCTCCATTTTCTTCCGATACGACAGCTTTAGAAGAAGCTATAAAACCGGAAATATCGGGAACATTTGGGGCCCCAAAGAACCCTTATAGCGCACAAAACAACGCCGGCATGGGGCTATTCTTGTCATCAAATTTAGGTAAAAAATTGGAAGCCGATACTTATATAATTTCCGGCACAGGGCTTTTGCACATCTCCCCGACAGACATCACTTCAGACACTTTACGACGTGCATGGCCGGGTACATTCGTCTACATGACAATAGGGTTTGATAAATTTAGATCGTTTAATTTCAGTAAAGAACTAGATGACTTACGAGCTAAAGCAAAACAAGAAGTAGAGGCTCGTAATAATAAGCCTACAGAAGTAGAAATAACGATAGATATGTATAACTATTGTGGAGAAAATTGCGAAGTTAAATATGAAGCTAGTAATAGACGAGACAAACAGATTCTACCTGCTTTAGCAAAAGGCCAAACTGTCGTATTAGATTTTTCTAATACTAAAACCGCCACTCACAGTTTTCTTGCGGCGTTACTGGTTACACCAATAAGAAGTGTAGGCATAAAAGCGTATAAATTAATCAAAATAAAAGGAGCCAACCCTTCAATTAGAGCGACTATTGATTTTATATTCGATAGTTATACATCAGTCGAGTAACGAGGAGGTGAGCTATGGCTAAAAAACGAGCCGATGGGCGCTACCAAGTATCTAAGATGATAAACGGTAAGCGTAAATACTTTTATGGCAGCACAAAGAAAGCTGCTACGGAAGCGATGGAGAAATATATAAACGCTAACCAATCGTGCGCCAATTTCGATGCCACTATCTCATTAAATACCTGGATTAATATTTGGTTGCAACTAAAAGAAAAGAGCATAACACCAGCCACCTATCAAAGTTATATTGGCATCATTAATCGTTATATTAGAGACAAAATAGGTGGCGTAAAGCTGGCTGAAATCAAGCCAAACACTCTAAGATATATATTTGATTCTATGGATGGTTTATCCTCTCGAACTATATCCTACACCATGACAATACTGAGCTCGATATTAGAACAGGCTGTAAAGGATGATATCATCCCTAAAAATTACATGAAAAACATAGACCGGCCAAAGCAGGTTAAGGTTCGACATATGGTAACGTTATCTGCAGATGAAGTTAAGAATTTCTTATCTAATATATCTAATTCTGAGCATCACGCACTCTTTAAATTAGCATTTGCAACTGGCATGCGACGCTCTGAATTATTAGGCCTAAGATGGTCTGATATCGACTTTAAGAAATCTACCATATCCATTTCACAAACAGCACTCAAAATCGGATCAACTGCAGTTATATCAAATACGACTAAAACGACATCATCCAAACGGATAATAGCCGTTGATACAGACACACTCCAAGAACTTATGAAACATAAAATAGTCATAGATAAACGCAGAATCAAGATGATGAACTGGATTAATAATAATCTAGTATTCCCTGGTATAAAAGGTGCTCCTCGCTGCCCTGATGAAGTTAGCAAGTTATGCAAGAAATACGCTAATTTAATCGGCAAGCCCTCTTTTACAATGCATGGAACAAGACATACCCACGCCACCCTTCTCATCGAAAATGGGGCAAATATGAAAGCCATACAAGAACGTCTAGGGCATGCTTCATTTCAAGAAACAATGGATACTTACTCTCACGTTACTCCTAAAATGGAAGATGACATTATAGAACGCATCTCTAAAATATTCTGATGTCAAAATGATGTCAAACCCCATAAGACTTTATGATGTCAAACAAAAATAAGGGCTTACAGAATCACCTGTAAGCCCTTATTTTATTAGCTTGGTGCGGTTGGCGGGACTTGAACCCGCACGAGCGTTAGCTCACCACCCCCTCAAGATGGCGTGTCTGCCATTCCA